ACAGGTAATTTTTGGGTGCAAGGCTCATTAAATGACAATCCAGGCGAAAGCGACTGGTTTAACATAATATTAGGCTCGTACACCGAAGAATTTTACCCATATACTAATCACACTGGAATAGATCCATGGACATTCCGTACAAACGTAAAATTAATCAGAACAAAACACACATCACCAACAGGAACACTTGACAAAGTAGTAATAAGAGTGTAATATACATGTATGACTTTGATGAACGACTACGTAAGAACTCTGGTACCGGCTAACTGGCGATCAAGCCCTAGTGGATGGATATCTGGCAATTGCCCAATGTGTACTAGAAATGGTCAAGCACGACCTGATACTAAAGGCAGAGGTGGATTCTTATTTGACGTAGAAAAGTTTCAATATAATTGCTTTAATTGCACATTTAAAACTGGATGGGCACCACAGGGCAAAGTAACATCTAGATTAAAACAATTACTAACTACATTAGGTGCAGATGAGAATGATATTAATCGTATTCAACTTGAATTGTTACGTGAACAAGATGTAGCAACTTTATTAATAAAAACAGAGAAACGTAAAAACTTAATTATTGATTGGGACTTAAAAGAGCTGCCAGAAGATACTAAACCATTTATGCTACATGACGAGCCTACAGCAGATTGGTCGGAAGCAGTAGAATATTTAACTAGACGTGGGTTTGATGTAACTGATCCTAGATTCATGTATAGTAATAGTAAAACAAATGGTAGAGTCAACAAGCGTTTCATATTACCATTTACATATAAAAATAAAGTAGTAGGATACACAGCAAGATGGGCAGGAGATAGTATTCCAGATGGTATGCCCAAGTACTACAATCAGCAACCTAAGAAAGACTTTGTGTATGGGTTAGATAGACAGACTCCAGACAAGCATGTTGTTATTGTAACTGAAGGACAACTTGATGCAATAGTAACTGATGGGTGTGCAATAGGTAGTAATAATATAAATGATGAACAAGCAGATATACTACACAGCTTACAGAAACATATTATAATATTACCAGACGCAGATGATGCAGGAAAGTTAATGTGTAAGGCAGCAATAAAGCATGGGTGGAGTGTAGCATTTCCAGAATGGAAAGATTGCAAAGATGCCGCAGATGCCTTGACAAAATACGGAAGATTGTATACAATAAAGAGTATATTAAATAGTGCAGAAAGTAATGCAACTAAAATTGAATTAATTATGAGAAAGTATTGCAAATGATGAAAAAAGATGAAAATGTACAAGCAAAAGAATATGGCATAGACTTACAACGATTATTTGTTGAGTTTTTATCTCAGGACCAAGACTTATTCGCTAGAGTAAATGGAATACTTGATCCTTTGTATTTTGATAGAGAACTACGCAAGGGTGTTGAGTTTATACAAGAACATTCTATGGGATATAGTGCGTTACCTACATTGGAGCAAATTGTAGCTACAACAGGGCTAGAGTTACAGCCACTAAAAGATGTAGATGACAGACACAAGAAATGGTTTATAGATGAGTTTGAAGTATTTTGTAGACATAAAGCATTAGAAGGTGCAATCTTAACAAGTGCAGACTTGTTAGAAAAAGGTGACTACGGACCAGTAGAACGTATGATTAAAGATGCAGTCAATATTGGACTTGCTAAACATATGGGTACAGACTATTGGGAAGATCCAGCGGCACGTATTGAACGTGTACGTAATCAACGTGGTGGCACAAGCACAGGTTGGAAAGATATTGATAACAAACTATATGGTGGATTTAACAGAGGCGAATTAAATATATTTGCAGCTCCATCGGGTGGTGGTAAGAGTTTGTTCTTACAGAACTTAGCACTGAATTGGTCAATTGCAGGATTGAATGTAGTATATATTACACTAGAGCTTAGTGAAGAATTATCTAGTATGCGATTAGACAGTATGATTACTGGCATGGACACAAGATCAGTATTTAAGAACGCCGCTGACGTAGATTTAAAAGTACGTATGCAAGGTAAGAAAGCAGGTAAGCTACAGATTGTACAATTGCCAAATGGTATTACAATTAATGCTATTACAAGTTATATTAGAGAATTTGAAATTAAAAGTGATGTCAAAATAGATGCAGTATGTATTGATTACTTGGATCTAATGATGCCAGCACAAAATAAAGTAAATCCAAGTGATTTGTTTATTAAAGATAAATTTGTATCAGAAGAATTACGTAACTTTGCAGTAGAATATGATTATTTGTTTGCAACAGCATCTCAGTTAAACAGAGCGGCAGTAGAGGAAGTAGAATTTGATCACTCCCACATTGCAGGTGGTATAAGTAAGATTCAAACAGCAGACAACGTTATTGGTATATTTACAAGCCAAGCAATGCGTGAACGTGGGCGTTACCAAGTACAGTTTATGAAGACACGTAGTAGTAGTGGTGTTGGACAAAAAGTAGACTTAAAATTTGATATTGCAGGATTGCGTATTGAGGATCTAGACGAAGATGATCAAGGAACTACAATGAATCAACCTAGTGCTATGTTTGAGAAAATTAAAGCACAAAACAAAGTATCACATCAAGAAAAGAATATTGCTGAAAATAGTGTTGTGGAGAACACAATACAGGGCCACGACAAGTTACGTTCTATGCTCAAAAGAAGTAATAGTTAGATAAATACTACAATAAAGTAAGAAGTAAATTATTACTGGAGAAGAAACATGACACAGAAACGAACTCGTAGCTTATTAGAAGAAATAAATCTTTTAGCTCCAAAAAAGTCTAAAGATGCAATCTTAGAAAGTAGAGGTTCCAACGCCATAAGTAGTGTTATAAATGTATTAGATTTAATTGAGAATCATTACGATGCAGACGTAGCACAAGACTTGACAAAGCGTATCATGTTAAGTATAAAGAATAGAGACCCAGAACGATTCAATCGTGGGGTTAGGAAAATTAGAGGACCGAAATGAAAATAAGTGATATTGAACATATAGTAGGAACAAAGAAACGCCTAAACAGAGACAGCCGCAAACGCAGGTTAGTTCAGAAAGATCTTTATACTCCAAATTTAACTAAATTAGCAGAAGATGCCGGCGGTGCTAGAATTCAGCACTTAGAAGATCTTATTCTATGGGACGGTAGTCAAGGTGCTAAAAAAGCAATTGCAACATTACATCAAGTAGAACAACAACCAAATACAGTTACTATTAAATGGGACGGCTCACCAGCTGTTATGTTTGGAAGAAATGAAAAAGGTGAATTTGTACTTACTGATAAAAGTGGATTTAGTGCAAAAGGTTATGACGGAAAAGCAACTAGTGCTAAAGGTCTAAATCAAATGTTAAGCAACCGCCCAGGTGCAAAAAACCCAGATGCTAAAAAAGCAAATGACTATAAAAAGTTTATAGGAGCGATGACTAACATATGGGATAAAGTAGAAAGTTGTGTACCAGATAACTTTAGAGGATATGTGATGGGTGATTTACTTTGGTTAACAAAGCCACAAGTAACAGACAACAAATATGTATTCACACCTAACACAACAACGTATTCAGTAAAAGCAGACAGTGAAGTTGGTAAGAAGATTACTGACAGTGAAGTTGGTGTAGTAATACACATGGCAGTTGGCTTAGATGGCGAAAAAAGCAATGTTGATATGACACAATTTCAACAAGGCGCAACATACATTATGCCACCTGTAATGGTAACAAAATCTCCAGGTGTGGACATTCCAGCAATAGACGAATTAGAAAATTACTTAGACAAAAATGCACAAGCAATAGATAAATTGTTTGCAGTACCACCAGAATTAAAAATGGCAGACTTTGGCAAGATACTTTATGCTTACATCAACAACAGTGTTAAAGCAGGCAACCTAAATGATCTTGGAAGTACTTTCCAAAAGTTTGTTGATGGTAGTAAGTTATCAGAACCAAAGAAAGCACGTTTAATGGATTACATAAATAGTAACATAGACGGATTTAATGCAACATTTAATTTTATTAAAGGCATTCAAAAAGTAAAGAATATAGTTATTAAAACACTAGATGCACAAGACGCAGATGTTGAAGCTAGCACTTCAGGTCAAAGAGGCGGTGAAGGGTATGTAGTGGACAAGGATGTTAAACTAGTTAACAGAGCAGGATTTACAGCCGCAAATATGGCACAGGAAAGATAATTAAAATGTCGGCATTAAAACCAAAAGATGAAGTAGGGAAATTAGAAGTATCATTAAGGGTACTTGGTAATGAACTAATAGGTTTAAAAATGACAGTAGACGATTTTAAGATTAAGTGGTTAGTATACGGAGTTATTACACTCGTAGCACTAGCCTGGGCAGGCGGAACGTTTGGACCCATGCTAATGGACACATTTAGCGATTAAGGAAAATATTATGAATGAAATAGAAGAACAGTACGGAGAAACAAACCCACTAAAAGAGTTGAAGTTTATTCAATCATTGGGTGAAGCACGTATGTTTAAAACAAGAACACAAATTCAGCGCCAAGGTGCTAGAAGTATTACTGACCATTTATTTGTTAGTATGTTAAGCCTTTACGCTATGTCAAACGATTATAAGTTTGCACCAGAAGCAACAAAGTATGTTAAGCGTACTACTGCATTTGGTGGATTTAATAGAGCTAGTCCAAGTGGAACAGATTTGTATCAAACAATTTTCTCATTGAAAAAACCAGAAGGACTAAATGATGATCCTAAAGACAAATTACTTTTAAACAAAGTAAGAGTTGATGATCGTAGAATTAGAGCCTTTTTAAAGCAAATGGAATATGGTAAGTTAAACCCAGGTTCCGTACAAGCATTTTTCTATAAACTAGAAAAAGACTTAGCTATCCAAGATCCAAAATTAAAAGCGGCAAGACGCTTAGTAGGTAGTTGGGACAACTTAACTACAAATCAACAACAGTTAGCAGCCACACAATTAAACAAGCATTTTAGACTTAATGCTAGACGCAGTGATTTGTTTCCAATGTTTGGAAAATATGCAAATGACAAGAACTTGTTAATTGGCAGAGACGATAAGAAGTCAATAGGCGCTAGAGTAGCACGTGGTGCAGCAGCATTTGCGGCAGGTTACACTGCTGGCAAAATGACTGGTATGTAAGATATGGGCACAAGTAGACCTAACGAGGTTTTAACTGGATCCACTGATTTTTATACAATATGCACGTTAGTTGATATTACGGATACTGGAGTACTCACACCTAAAGATGATGCTAATGGGTACTTTGAAGCACAGAACTTAAATACTTTTATACAATGCATAAGTTTGCGTTCGCAACCTGTACTAAGTAGTGTAAGTAAGCTAGACGCAGTAGACTTATCGGATTACGAGTTTGGATCAAACTTTACTGGAATCCATGATGTTTGGGTGTTTAAGTTTGCAAGTGATACAGCAGATGCATGGAGAAGAGATACAAACCCTACATACGAACTAACAGAAGACTTTAACAAAACACCAATACACACAATATTAGAAGAAACAGCGAACATTAATCCAGAGCAAATAGACACAAAGACAAATAATAAAAATACGTACTTTAAGTTCAGCGAAAACGTATAAATAGTAATGTAAGTAACACGATTGTTGCTTTTTTAAATCAGCTCTTTTAAAGACGCTGCTAAAGATTGCGAGAGCAAAATATGGCAATGCAACAGTCAAGACTTGAGCGTGAAAATCTAGAGGCACATGTAGACTTATGTGCGGAGAGATATCGCGTGTTAGAAGAAAAATTAATCAGATTAGAGTCCAAAGTTGACGCTTTGGCATCTGCTATGAATAAGGTAGCAGAGAAACAGACAGCGGCAACACTTGGTAGCAACAAGCTAGTAATTGGAGCAGCTGCAACAGTTATCGCCGGCTTGCTTTCAACAGTAGTATTGCTATTGTTAAATCTAAATACGGTCACGCCGTTAGTAGGTGGTTAAATGTTACTTAACGAGTCATACAACACAATCGTTTCAGAAGCTAAAGTAGTTTTTGCTAAACGAGGAAATAGTGTAGCTAGAAAATTTAGATGCACAGTAGGACCACGTAAGGGACGAGTAGTAGCAAACCCAGGTCAATGTGCTGCTCCTATAAATCTTAAGAAAAGGTTTATATTAAAAAGAACAAAAAACGCTAAAGGTGCTAGAATGAACAAGAAGGCACAGAGGACTAAAAGATTAAGTCCTGCAAGTCGTATTGTAGCAAGATTAAATAAGGCTAGAGGATAATAACATGGATGTAATAAACAACAGCACAATTGATACTGTAATAGATTTTGCAAACGTAAAGTTTGGAATGGAGCTAACATCAGAAGATATTGTTGAACAATTAAAAGCGTTATCATTTTCACAAACTTTAAAACTATTGAGCTCAATGAAAAATGATGAACCAGAAGAGTTCTCAGAAATTATAGATTTAAGTGCAATGAACGAAGCCGGATATGGCGGAGCAGGCACAGCGAATCCAAGTAGAGCTACTATTAGAGCTGGATCTGGAGACGTAGAAAATAGACGTGCTAACAACATAGCACAAGATCAAAACAGAGATTCAAGAACCCCAAACCGTACAGTAGCAGGCGCAAGTAAAACTGCCACTGGACAAGGTGCAAATAGAGCATCACCAAATGATGATCCAGATGATGTCCAACGTGGACAAAATGCACAACAAGGTGCAGAAAATGCCAACCAGGCAGCATATAATGCACAAGAAATTGAACGATTAAAACAACTAGCAGGCGCCAGATAAATGAAAACAATTGAAACGCCAGGCGGAATCCCAACATTCTTATCACTAAGAGAAAACGAAATGTACGAAAACTTATTAGAACGTATATGTAAAACGGACCTATCTGAACGTGATAATTACTTAATTCAAAGTTTAGTTAACAAGAACATTGTTAGAAAAATAGTAGAGAATAATAAAGTATATTATGAACGAATGAAAGGGAGTCTATAATGCCAACACCAGAAGTACAAGACATGATGTCAATACTATCCAAGCTGAACGAAGTAGAAGCTATGGAAGTTTCACCTGCAACAAAAGCACAAAACTTAAAGAATGCACCTAAGCCAACTATACTAGCAAGCGTTAGTAAAGATGCAGTAGGAATGCTATCAATTCTAGAAAAGTTTGAGAAGGCTACAACATCAGCTACTAAACAAGTTATTACTGAATCAAAGCATGACGTATCTTTACTAAGTGCTTCAAAAGTCAATGATACTGTAGCAGTAGGCAGGTATGAAGTTGTACTTGAAAAGGCAACAGTAGTGCCGGGTATAAAGAAAACATTTTATAATATCAAAGAAGGTAACGAAACGTTATATAGTCAAGTAGCATTGTTTGAAACTGCTATGGGTATCGTTAAAGGTTTACTATTTGGTAATACAATCAATATTGATAAGTTATTAGACTTAGATAATAGATATGCTAGTAACTTAGCGGAAGCGGCAATGTTTAGGGTTAAAACCAAGACTCTTAAAGAAGGTTATAAACTTGATATTGCAATTACAAAACAACAGGCAGCGGTGTCGAAGATGAGTAGTTTGAAAAAACAAATCAAATCGGCCCTTTGAGCATAAATACATTATATAACAAAAACCTAGTGGGGTAAAAAATATGGAATTAAAACATTTAGAAGGAACTAGACTAACCAAGTTAGATAAAGTTCTAAACGAAGTATTCGGTATGAAATTTGACTTTGCGGCAGGAAATGCCAAATTAGCAAAGGTTAAAGTAGCAACTGAAACTAAAATTACAAAGCTACGTGAAAGTGGCATTGAAGTAAGTGACAAGCGATATCAGAAGTTATTGCTAGTACTAGAAGGTATAAACACAGCTATGAAAACAAACATTTTAAAAGAAGACGAACTAGCTTCAGCTGAAGTCCTACTAGCCGCAAAACAAATGGCAGACGATCTACAGAAAATGGCTGAAAATTTAGCTAGTATGCAAGTAGAAGAGTTAATGAGCATTACCAATGCAATGAAAGAAGAAGTTGGCGTAGCAGAAGCAGATGCATTTACAGCATCAGCAGAAGCAGCAATTGGTTCAGCTTTGGAAGCAGTTAAGGCAGCAAACGCACAGGTTGCAGACGCTGTATTAGTAGCTCAAGGCCAAGCACCAGAAACAGACATGGGTATGGATGATGGAATGGACGCAGACATGGATGCTACAATGGAACCAGAAATGGGACTAGACGCACCGATGGATGTTGACGCAGAAGCACCAATGGATGACTTTGAAGGCGCAGACGCGGCAAGTGCAGAATCAGACGTAGATGGAAGAGAAATGAAAGAAGATTCATATCTAACTGCATTACGTATGGTAAAAGAAGCACAGGCAGACGGCAAAGTTAATAAAGAAATTTTAAAGCAAGCATTTGCGGTTTTAAAGAAGTAGTATGAGATACGCTGACCTAATGGAAATCTCTTCGGTAGACTCTAAAGTAATAGATCTCTTATCGATATTAAGCAGCGAAGGTGTTGAAAGTATACCTATAGATGCATTAGTTAAAGAACTTGTATCTATGGGCATTGATGCAGACGATCAGAGTTTGTTCGATGAATTACAGAATTTGCCTATCGTTAACAACATTAAAGATGGCGTAGTTTATTTTAACACAGCGAGTATGGGTGCGTCTAACCTTAACAAGGTGGATCCAGAAAAAGGTAATAAACAAGTTAAGGCGATGGCTAAGAAGCAAGTAGATAAAGAGTTAAACAAATGAGTGTAGGATTGAACGCAGCACAGGCAAGGGCAAAAGCATCACAAGATATGATTGTGTTTAATGAAACACAGGCTATCATGAAGCAAGTAATCACTGAAAGTTCTTCAGGCAATTTCGAAGCGTATGTAGATGATACTACAACAATGACACTGTCAACTCCAAGTGCAAATAAAATTGGAACAATAAACACACCAACTGTCTCTAATGGAGACACTGTTATTATAAATGCACAGACAATCACACTAGGTACTACAGGAACCTCACTTAATGCAGTAGTTAGTGATATTAATGATGCAGGAGTAGCTGGAATTACAGCTAGTAAAGATGCAGGATATTTGGTATTAACTATAGAAGCATCAGCAAACGCATGGAATTATATAATTGGTGCAGGCACAGCAAATACTTCACTAGGTATTACTGCTGGCACGTACAGTATAACACATCCAAATAGTGTTAGCTATTTTAATGTATGGCAAGGTACTGCAATTGACAGAGGATTGCAAAACCAAATGGAATCAGTAATTAAGCATTTTCAAAACTTAGGTTATAAGTTAGAGAGACTTACTAATTCTACTACTAGTAATACATTGAAATGGTACATTTACTGGTAAGGAGTTACTATTGAAAATAGCCTTTATAGGTGATAGCTTCTCAGCTTATCATCAAGATGGACAGTTTAAAAATAGCTGGACATATCAACTTTCCCAACAATTCCCACAACACGAATATCATAATTATGCTTGCGGCGGCAGAGGATATGACTATTATCAATGGTGTTTACTTGATGCAAAAATACAACATGATGTAGACCTTATTTTTACTAATAGAACATTTAATCATAGAGTAGGTAAGCTATGGGGCAATCAAACGTTTAGGTTTGAAATTGATAAAATTGGTCAAGATAAACATATGTACTTTGCTAATACAGGAGCCGAATATAACAATAGAAGATATGAAGGTTTTGAAATATCTGATAACTACACATGTTGGAACCCAAATAAAGAAATATGGTATAGTGCTGGATTACACGAAAGAGTTAATATTATGTCTAATCCTAAAAAAGTACATCCTATGGAAGCCGGGTTTCTATTTGGATTGCAAGATGAGAGCAGTTCAGAGCATAAGCAAAGTTATAATGATCAATGGTACGATAATATGCATAATTTGTACAACTTTAAGCATATAATAAAACTTGAATTATTGCATATGTCCGGTAATTTGCCCAGTGCGACAAAAGCAATGTATGCCGCACATGGAATTAACAAAGGTGGTTTAAAACCTTTTAAAGAAGAACAACTAGAATGTTTTAAAGCAGGATTAATAGTATCTCCAACAGATGATCACTGGAGTAGACAAGGTAACATGTGGGCATTAAAAAATTATATATTAACTAAAGAAACCATTGACATCCTCTCAGAAGTATAGTATTATATATACATGCTTAAATTAACTAATCCCTATCCGTATAAAGAATTAACTCGTAAGAGCGTAGATGGCCAAAGACTGTATGAAAACCCATGGGGTGATCCAGTTCCGAGTGTTACTACCATCCTTAGTGCTACACAACCAGCAGAGAAGCGTAAAGCTCTTGCAAACTGGCGTAAACGTGTAGGAACAGAAGAAGCTCAACGTGTAACTACAACCGCCGCTAATCGTGGAACGGTTATGCACAACATCCTAGAACATTGGGCACTTGGACAGTATGACACATACAATCCAGGAAATAACATTGTTCATAGACAAGCTAAGAAAATGGCAGATGTTGTTATTGAAAATATTGAACCAGATATCCAAGAAATATGGGGTACTGAAGTTATGCTTTGTTTGCCACAGCTATATGCTGGTACTACTGACTTAGTTGGTATGTATAAAGGTAAGCAAACTATCATGGACTTTAAACAAACTAATAAACCTAAAAAACGTGAATGGATCGATGATTATTTCATGCAAGGAGCTGCATATGCATTAGCACATAACGAAATGTTTGAAACAAAGATTGAGAACATTGCAATCTTTATGTGTAGTGGAGATTTAGAGTTTCAACTGTTTGAATCAGACGCCGCAGAGTTTAAAGATTGGGAAATTAAATGGTCGAAACGAGTAGCTCAGTTCTACAACGTATCATAAATATATACAAGTAAAGTACAACAAATGAAAGACACATGGCAACTATCTTTGAAAGAACGACTCAAGCGATGGCGTCTTTTGAGATCAGAAGTTAAAGAACTACCAAGCACTAGCGAGAAGGTTACAAAGGTTTTAGATTTTTGGAAATCAACACCGGTAAGTGCAAGAGCAATGGACCCATACGATAATAGCACATGGCTTAGTCCTTGGGAACTATTAGAAGAGAATGTATATGACGACAATAGTATTTCGTTAATGATGGCATATACTCTACAGTACAGCAACACACCTACTAGATTGTTGCTTGTACAAGATGTGGATAATAGTGAAATAAAGTTAATAGTTTTAGTTGACAATAAGTATGTAATCAACTATAATTATAACACAATAGATACGTTAGATTCAATTGGCAATGTAAATATTTTAGAAGATATTGACGTTACACAGTTAACCAAATAGTTATTAGATATAAACACAAGTTAAATACAATACTGTTTGATACAGAACAAAAACAACATATGGACGAGATAAATGAGTAAAAATATTATTATAGCAAAAAGAGACGGTTCAAAGGAAGAATTAGATTTAGAAAAAATGCATAAAGTAGTTTTTTATGCATGTGAAGGTGTTACAGGAGTTAGTGCTAGTGAAGTCGAAATTAAGAGCCACATATCTTTTTATAATGGTATTGAAACAAAAGACGTACAAGAAACATTAATTAAGTCTGCTGCAGATCTTATCTCAGAAGAGACACCTAATTATCAATGGGTAGCAGGACGTTTAATTAATTATCATTTGCGAAAAATAGTATACAACTCATTTGAACCAGACCACTTGCGTGATATAGCTCGTAAGAATGTTGATCTAGGCATATACGACGAAGCATTTTTTACTTTTTATAATGACGAAGAAGTTGAACAACTAAACACATTTATTAAACATGATCGAGATGAAAATATTGCTTATGTTGGAATGGAACAGTTTAGAGGAAAGTACCTAGCACAAAATCGTGCTACTGGAATGATTTACGAAACACCGCAAGTTGCATATATGATGATATCAGCAACGTTGTTTAGTACATATCCAAAAGAAACACGTATGAAATATGTAAAGGATTTTTATGATGCTATTAGCAACTTTGATATCAGTTTACCTACTCCTATCATGGCTGGGTTACGCACTCCACAAAGGCAGTTTTCAAGTTGTGTCCTTATCGAAACTGACGATAGCCTCGATAGTATTAATTCTACTGTTAGTAGCATTGTCAAGTACGTAAGTCAAAAAGCAGGCATTGGTATTGGCGCAGGAAGTATTCGTTCTATTGGTTCACCTATTAGACGTGGAGATGCTACACATACAGGCGTTATTCCGTTCTACAAATTATTTCAAAGTGCAGTAAAGTCATGTAGCCAAGGTGGTGTACGTGGTGGGGCGGCTACATTGTATTATCCAATTTGGCACTTAGAAGCAGAAGAATTACTTGTGTTAAAAAACAATAAAGGTACAGAAGACAATCGTGTTCGTCATATGGATTACGGTGTACAGTTTAACAAGTTAATGTACGAACGTTTAATGACTGGCGGAGATATTACTTTATTCTCACCTAGTGACGTTCCTGGCCTATACGAAGCCTTTTTTAACGATCAAGAAAAATTTAAAGAATTATACGAAGAAGCAGAGCGTACAGTTACTAGGAAGAAGACTCTAAGAGCTTCGGACGTTTTTGGTACGTTTATGGAAGAACGTAAAAACACAGGACGCATTTACTTACAAAATGTTGATCATGCAAATACACATGGAGCATTTGATGAGCAGGTTGCACCTATTAAACAAAGTAACTTATGTTGTGAAATTAACTTACCAACTAAGCCTTTAAAGCATTTCCATGACGAAGAAGGCGAAATTAGCCTTTGTACATTAAGTGCTATTAATTGGGGTAACATTAAGTCACCTAAAGACTTTGAACGTGTATGTAACTTAGCAGTTAGAGCATTAGATGAGTTATTAGATTATCAGAACTATCCCGTTATTGCCGCCGAACTAAGTACTATGAAACGTAGACCACTTGGTGTTGGTATTATTAACTTTGCGTTCTGGTTAGCTAAGAATGACTTAAACTATCAAGACATTGACTCAGCAGGATTAGCAAAGATAGATGAATGGACAGAAGCATGGAGTTATTACTTAATTAAAGCAAGTGCAGACTTAGCTATTGAAAAAGGTAATATTACCGGCGTTATGGAAACTAAGTATGGACTAGGTATTACACCTAACATGACATACAAAAAAGAGGTAGATGAATTAGTGCCTCATAAAGAACGTCAAGATTGGAAAGGACTACGCAAGCAACTAAAAGAAACAGGTATACGTAATTCTACTTTAATGGCGCTTATGCCAGCTGAAACTTCAGCACAAATTAGTAACAGCACAAACGGAATAGAGCCACCACGTGCATTCGTTAGTGTAAAGCAAAGTAAACACGGAGTACTCAAACAAGTAGTTCCAGGTTATCCACGCTTAAAGAACAAATATGACCTACTGTGGACGCAACGTAGCCCAGAAGGTTATTTAAAGATTATGGCTGTATTACAAAAGTATATTGATCAAGGTATCAGCGTTAATACAAGCTATAACCCAGAATTTTATGAAGATGAAAAAATACCAATGTCTACAATGCTACAGCATCTAGTTATGTTTTATAAGTATGGCGGAAAGCAATTATACTATTTTAATACATATGATGGCCAAGGCGAGATAGACGTAACAAGTGAAAATTTAGAAGACTTACCGCAAGGCATCATCGATGATGACGATTGCGATAGTTGTGTAATTTAAAAGAGAAGATGAGAGATAATGTCAATACTAAATGTAAAAAATGAAAAATACCACACAGAAGCGAATGCGTTTCTAGATGGAGATCTTGGGTTTCAGCGATATGATACTGTTAAGTATAAACAGTTTGATAAACTAACTGAAAAACAATTAGGTTTCTTTTGGCGCCCAGAAGAAGTAGATGTTAGTAAGGATTCAAAAGATTTTAAAGATCTTACTGATCACGAACAACATATCTTTACGGCTAACCTTAAAAGACAGATCCTATTAGATAGCGTACAAGGACGAGCACCAGTAGAAGCATTTGCTCCTATTGTTAGTTTACCAGAACTTGAAAACTGGATTATCACGTGGACGTTTAGTGAAACAATTCACTCACGTAGTTACACACATATTATTCGTAATATCTATTCAAACCCAACTAAAGTGTTTGACGAATTAGCAGACAGTAAAGAGATTGTTGAATGTGCAGACGACATTAGTAAGTACTACAATGATCTTATTGATTATGCAAAATGGTACCATCTACTAGGCGTAGGTACACATACAGTAAATGGCAAGAAGATTGTTATTGACATGTACGAGCTGAAGAAGAAAGTTTGGCTATGTGTTAATAGTGTTAATGTTCTTGAAGGTATTAGATTCTATGTTAGTTTTGCTTGCTCGTGGGCATTTGCAGAACTTAAGAAAATGGAAGGTAATGCTAAAATTATTAAGTTCATTGCACGTGATGAAAATGTACACTTAGCAAGTACACAGTATTTGTTGTCAAAAGTGTTAACTAAAGAAGATCCAGATTTTGAAAAAATAAGAAAAGAATGCGAGCCAGAAGTTATTCAAATGTTTGTGGACGCAGTAGAGCAAGAAAAAGAATGGGCAGATTACCTGTTCAAAGACGGATCAATGATTGGCTTAAATGCACAGCTACTACATTCATATATTGAATGGATTTGTTGTAAGCGTATGGTTGCATTGGGTATGAAATGTCCGTATACAACTTCACAGTCTAATCCACTTCCGTGGACAGCAAAATGGATTAGTGGAGCAGAAGTACAAGTAGCACCACAAGAAACAGAGATTAGTTCTTATATAGTCGGCGGTGTGAAAAAAGACGTATCCGACGATACGTTCTCAGGAATGAGTTTATAACAAAGCGATAGCACAATGATTACAATTTACGGAAAAACAGCGTGTCCATATTGCGTACAAGCAAAGGCACTTTGCGAAAAACGTGGATATGAATACGAGTATAAACAGCTAGGCACAGATTTTGAAAGGGAACTAATGACAGAAAAGTTTCCAACAGCAAGAACGTTCCCACAAATAGTTATTGGCGAACTCAATATAGGTGGCTACGATCAACTACTACAATATATCGAAGATACCGGATACAACGGTACTGGATACACAATAGGAAACTAATATGTTAATAGACGTACAATACAAGAAGAATGATATAGTAAGTTTAAAACTTACTTCAGGTGAAGAAATGGTCGCAAGACTAGAAGCGGAAACAGAAACAGAAATTACAATAGTAAAGCCTTACATGCTAATAGCAAATCCAGACGGACAAGTAGGCCTTGCACCATTTATGTTTACTGTAACTCCAGATGCGAAGTTTAAACTAAAGATAAATAATGTTATATGCATAGTTAAAACAGCAAAAGATGCTGCAGATATGTATATTAAACAAAGTACAGGAATAGCAATTGCCACAGGTTCATAGAAACGGAGACGCTAGATTATGTGGTGCAACTACAAATGCACAAGCACATATGAATGTCTACATAAACACTCAACCAATTAGTGTTGATGGAGATCCAAATAGCCATGGCGGTGGAAGCCTTGGTGCTAGATGTAAAAACTTTTATGTAGGTGGAAAGCTAGTAGTACTAAATGGTAACCCAGCAGGCGCAGACGTGTTCTGTCCAATTCCACCACATTGTGGTCCAGACGCTAGTTCTGGAAGTCCAGACGTATACATAGGATTATAATATGAGCAATGATTTCGTTGAAGGTATAAAGGATGCTAGTGATTATATAAACGGCACATCTGTAGATATTCCTACAGGTAAAGTTACAGTCAACGCAAATGATGGTAGTATAACAGCTCAAACACAAGCATACAGCTTGAAAGAAATCATATGTAGCCTTTTAGCAGGAAACGGCATTAAATTGCCTAACTTACAAATATGTTTAAAAATTAACTTAGGTAGATTAATACCTGAGATTCCAGCAGGCTTAGAAGACTTAAAAGCTAAACTAGAAGAAGCAGAAGCCGCATTAGACGAATTTATTGCACATACAAATATTGACAATGCACTAGGTAGACTTAATGCCGCAGTAGCAGAATTTGCCGCTATTGCAAACATGATTAACTTCTGTGGAACACCAGTAGTACCACGTGCTATACCAAACGTCTTACGAGATGCAATGGGTAGTTTTACAGGTGCAGGAAAAGGTATACTTGACACACTTGGCACAATGGCAAGTAGCGACATTGGTGGGTGTATAGGCGGAGATGGTAAATTTAATCCAGACCTATTTACTGGTGGATTGTTAGGAAAGCTAGGAGCTCAAATTGGAGCGTTATCTAGTTTACCAGATGCAATTAAGCAAGATATTATGAATGACCTAAATGGGTTTACTTCAGATATGAAAAATTTAATAGAATTTGAAAATAACTTTGCAGGAGCTTCGTCAAATGGCGGTAGCTTATTTTCACCAACAAATAGAGTAAATGCAAACGTTGGCGTAGCAGTTGATATGGATAATATGACACTAGCAAAAAGTCAGCAGTATGCAAGTAACTTACAATCATTATATAATGGATTAAAAGCATACGAAGTAGATGCAAATGGTAATAACATTTTTGATTATTTACTAGAACCAGAGATGATTGCAAAATTAAACAATGATGGAAGCACGACTGTTCCATTATCAGAAAGAGATCCTATATACGATCATTGTAATAGGGTTATTGGGTATACAGAGCGTAGTACACAAACAGTACAAGAAACTAGTGTAGGAAGTCCTGTATCAGCAAACACCCAACCAGGCTTAGTAGGATTAGCAGAAAGTGGAACAATAGTAACTAGTACACCAGCTACTACATCAGTACTTGATGGAACATCATCTGTCAGTAGTACTAGTCGTATGGGAACAGGTGCAAAAGGCACAACAGGTGCTACAGGTGCTCAAGGCCCAGCAGGTGCTGCAATTGCTGAAAATCAACCTACAAGTAATAGACCAGCAAACCCAGCATTAGGACAAATTATCTTTAATACAACTACAAATATGTTTGAAGGTTGGAATGGTACAATATGGGTAACAATAGTATCAGCAGTATCATTAGAAATAACACCGTAATAGCGTTAATAACGCTATTTTACACAAATCCACAAAAAACAAGACATTTCGGTTGACAAATGTAACTCTTACTAGTATAGTAGTAGTTAATAAGAACTTAACTTAGAAAAAGTGAATATTATGGAAAAAAGTAATGAGAGCAACTAAATATGACGATGGCATAAAGAGGATTAAAGCTAAAATTGAAGTCCCAATGAGTGAGGACGATGTTAGTAACTTTATTCTTAGTGCCCTTACAAGTAACGTAGTTGATTTATCAGCAGTGCAACGCCTTAACAAGCGTGAACTGTTACAGCTAGCAAAAGAAGAAGTTCGCATAAATGGAACTGAAGCTATTGTATCAGAATCTGTAGATAATGACACGAAAGTTATAGTAAGGAACTATGTCAAGCAAATGTTTCCGGAATTGCAATAATGAAAGATGATGTACTTGATTATCTGTTTGATATAACAGAGAATATGGATATACATGCCCATGCAAGTGAGTCTTTTTATGATCCTTTATCAGATATGGAACCCAAAATTGGTGTAGACGTATTAATAAAGGTGGCTGCAATTAACGAGAACATTCAGCACTAAATAACACGTAAGCGAATTATGCCGATGTAGCTCAGCTGGTAGAGCAATTGATTTGTAATCAATAGGTCCCGAGTTCGACTCTTGGTATCGGCACCATTACATACTATGCCCCGATGGTGGAATTGGTAGACACGCTAGTCTTAGGAACTAGTGCGAAAGCGTGAGAGTTCGAGTCTCTCTTGGGGCACCAAAATACTAGAACTAATTAATAGGCTAATAGGAATGCCGGCTGAGAAAAGCAATAGACAACGGACATAAATACACATAGTAATAAGTTAGGAAAGGATTACTGTAATGGAAGATACAATAAAGCAAGCACTTGAACTTCATGCCAGAGGCCAAATTGCGAAACATAAAGCCAACGTACTAATTTACTTAAAGAATCCTGTAGGCATTGGAGAACATCCAGGTGTCATAGACGCAGTTGAAGAAGAGATTCAAGCAATTGCAAAATATCACGATCAACTTGAAGTACTAAGTACGTACTTCTAAATTATCGGGGCTGTAGCTCACCTGGGAGAGCGCCTGCTTTGCAAGCAGGAGGTAGTCGGTTCGAGTCCGTCCAGCTCCACCAATTTTAATAGTGGAAATAAATGAAAACTGTAATATATCAAAACAATCTAGGAAGTGCATCAGGAATTCACTGGTGGCTTGCTAATGAAACTAATGTAGGACCGCAGCTGTATTCATTTACTGATGCGTATTTGCGTCCGGCAGGAGATCACGTTGGTGGCATTGTAATTGAAGATAGTAGTGCAGAATTACACAGTACACATAAAGAATCACTGTTAATATTAGATACAACTACTGCAACCGGCGAGTTAGACGTATTAGCTCCTTTTACAA